GTAGCCATTAACATGGGATCAATCATTGTCAATCCAGAACATCCTCCACATACTCAAATGGCTCAACAAAATACTTTGGAATTCTTGAAACATAACAGCTTTACGGCATACAATTATGAGACACATACACCGGTTATGATGAACAGCCAAAAGCTGATTGATCTATTTGACAATATCAACTGGCAGAATGACAACCATTTCATCAAATCAATCTATTGTAATGTGTACAAAGTTCCATCAAAGGAAGGATTCAATTGCAAGGTATCTGTGCCATCCATTGACAAAGCAAAGGAATTCATTACACTGCAGGGATGTTTCTCAACTGGTGATGGATTCTGGAATCAATCCAGATCTAATTGGATTAAAATGTACTCTTAGCCTCTTGCACCTCAACCTTATTTTGAGTGCCAGTTATATCAGACTCAAGGACCACAACTTGACTGACTGGAACATTGCCTCCTTGACCTTGTCCTAATGTTGTCAGATCTGTTTGCTGTGCATTTGTGTTGGCTGTGAATGAACTTGCACCGGCACCAGCTTGACCTCCTCCTCCTCCAGTTGATAATTGTGGTGGAGTTGGTGCAGTTCCTGACTGATACTTTTGATTCATGATTGCCAAGGCTTGAGTCAATCCAATAAGACCAGCACTTGCAATGGCAGCAATACCAGCTGGAGATGGTGGTGGACCAAATTGAGCAATCCCTTTTACAATTGCACTGGCTGTGTCGATAGCAACTTGAGCAAGCTTCAATGCTTTGTCTCTGTTGAATTGAGCTTTCTTGATTTTCTCTTCCTCCTCATAGGCTTTGAGTTGGACATCATATTTTTGCTTAGCAAATTTTTCCTCAATCTGTTTTTTCTGATCTGCTGTTAATCCTTCTTGATTCAATTCAGCTTGTAACTTAGCATCCAAGTTTGCAAGATCTGCATCTCGATTCTCTGCAATCTTATTCAACCTGGCTTGATCAATTTCATTCATCAAAGCATTCAAATCCTTTAATTGATTCAATGCCTCTTGAGCTCCCTCAATTGCTTGAGTCACTCCTTTAAGCTGCTCCTCTCTTGCTTTGATTGCATTCTCTTTCTCCATATCAGAATACTTCTTATCAATCTCAGCTTTTTTCTTTTTATATTTTTCAGTTAAAATATTCTCTTTGTCAAGATATTCCTCCTCATCAATGAGACCAGCTTTCAAAGCATCCAATGCAATGTCTTTCTCACTTTCGTAAGTAGCTTTCAAATCCATTAATTCATTGTCCTTATCTGAATTGAAAAGCCTTGTATATTTTTCTCTGATCTCTCTCTTTTTAGCTTCTGTCTCAGCCAATTTTGCAAGCTCAATATCAGAATATTTTTTTATCAAATCAGCTTTGTCAATCTGAAACTGCATCTCAACTTGAGCCTCAAGTTGTTTATCTCCATGAGCTTGTTCAAGTCTTTTGTCTGATTGGATGACAAGCTCTTGTAATTCTTTCTCAAATCCAGCTTGCATCAATTCCATTGAAAGAGCAAAGCGATCATCCTCTGCTTTTATTCTTTCTTCATTAGCTTTTTTCTCAGCCTCTGCAATAGCTTTTAATCTATTGAGTTCCTCTTCTTTTTCTTTCTCTCTTCTGGCTTTCCTTTTTTCAGCGGCAGCTTTTGCAGCATCCTCTCTTTTTTTCTCTGCATCCTTATTGGCATCATCTCGTTTCTTTTGCTCTTCAATTTCAAGGATGGTTAAATCTTGAGAGTTCTTTTTATTTTCTTTGTATTGTTCATAAGATGCTCTCTTTGTATCTTTAAGTGACTTCTCTAATTTTTTAGCTCGATCACTATCTGCATCTCCTAATGACTTAAGTAATGCAAGCTCTTCCTCATAAGCTGCAATCTTTTGTTTTTGCATTTGAAAAATTGCTCTACCAGATTTTAATGCAGCCTTAAGTTTCTTTTCCTCCATTTCCTCTGTAGTCTTTCCAGCGGCTTCAGCCTTTCTGATTTCAAAGGATAGATTATCATCAACAGCTTTTGCTTTCTTTTTCTCAGCTGCAATCTTTTTGTTCATCTCTTTTTCTGTGGCATCTGTCTTTGCCTTGGCATTGGCTTTCATCTTTGCTGTCTGAGCATCATCAATGACTCCAAAATATTCAAGAGCTTTGACAATTCCATAAATAGCTCCGACAAATATTAACAAAGGACCACTTACCAATCCTAAAATAACTGCAGAAAGAATTTTTATTTTTGGTCCAAGTTTATCAAACCAATTATAAGCTTTGGTAACCGCTGCAGATACCTTATCAAAATTTGCAATTAATAAACCAATAGCAACAACAATGGCACCAATACCAGTTGCAATCATGGCTAATCTAAATAATTTCATTGCTGTTGTTGCTCCTCCAGTTGCAACAGCGAGTCCCACATTGGCACCAGCTTGCGCTTGTGTTGCAGCTACATTTGCCAATGTCGGAGCAATGCTACCAGTCATTATGAAATTCTTAGCTTTCTCAAGTCCATTTCTTAATTGCAATCCAAGGATTGACTCCTTATTAAGATTATTTGCTATGATTGAAACTGAGTTAACAAGTCCCTGGGCAGCTTGCAATTTAACCATTGTTTGAACAAGAGCCTCATTCTCAACACCAGCCAATGCAGCAGCTGATTGAATACCCTGGAATGCAGCGGCTCCAGTCTCAACTCCTTGCAATGTGGTATCTAATCCAACAAAATCAGATGACAATGCCATTGTCTGAGCCTTGAGATCACCAATCTCATCTTTTAATCCAGCCGCATTTGAAATGGCTTGCTTTCCAATTGGACTCTCAGCTCCAGCTCTTGCCGCTAAATTCTGATATTCCTTCATGAGCTTAGTCATCTCTCGCATTGAGAGACCACCATCCTCAAGCCTCTGATTAAGCTCAGCAAGCTTCTGATCAAATGTCTCCATTCCTTTTGTGGAGGCATCTGTTGCTGTCTTGGATGTATCTTTTAAATCCTTATTCAAATCCTCAACAGCCTTATCAAAGGCTTGAATATCTTGAACAGATTTACCAGTATCAACCTTGAGTGAGAATACCGCTGTTTTTTCTGCCATTAGTTATGGTTTAATTTTCTATTGGTGGGAATGGTGGTGTTGTTACTTCAAAAGTTTCTGGTTCTCCTAAAACAACTTTTAAACTATCATCAAAAATAATATACCAAAATATTGGAGTATCATATTCAGCTGTTTGATAGTTAACCCAATTTTGCGTAACATCATCTGGTGAAACTGGAATACCATAATAAGAATCTATTTGCTCTCTTGCATTAATAGCATCTTGTTCATTCGTATATTTATATCCTACAATTTCCATTAGTATATTGAATAATAAGTATTAATGTTTGATTCTATTCCCGTTCTATTGCTTGATTGAGATGAATTATAAAAAATAATTTCTTGTAGATGACCATAACAATTATTTCCAGTAAAAGAATACACTCCTATTGTATTAGCCTTCATAGTTATACTAAAATTTGTAGCACTTGATGATATTGTGTTTCCATTTTTAAACATAGACATTGTTCCAGCATCGTTTAAACCCGTTAATAATAATTGTGAAGTTGTGCTGTCAGTTGATGAACTTGCTTGATATTGAGTTGATTTAGCTTGCAAATAATAATTATTGTCATTATATAAAGCCCATAAATATTGACCAGCTCCTGCATCTGAAGATAAGCCAAATAATCTTCTTGAACTTGCGTCTCGTTTACCAACAAATGAATTATAATTAGAACTACTTACATTAATAATACTTGTTAAAGTAAATTGGTCATTTGTTCCATCCAATGACATTGAAGGTTTTGAATTAATATTATTAACAACACCGCTTGTAACTATTTGTGGTTGATTTGCTGCAGTTGTTTGAACGGCATTATTTGCATTACCACTTTGGTCATACCACGTAGTTACAAAACCATTACCAGCACCAACAAAACTCGTTAAAGCAGTTTCATCTAAAACATTACTTGAGTTATATCCTATATCTTGTTCAGTATTATCTGAACTTCTACGAACACGAATTAAATTACCCGTATATGTTGAAGATAATCTTCTAAGTGAATATGCAGCTGAAGCACCCGAATAAGTGTCAAGTAAACCTACAAATGCAGGAGCTGCTCCACTCCTTGCTAATATTCCATTGGTTGCTAAAAACATACTGCCTCCGTATCCAACGCCAATCATAACACCAAACAAACAGATCCAGATGTCAATGTGACACCACTAAACTTTGCACCATTAATTGGTCTGATGATTGCACCAGCTTTTACCGCTGTGCCAGTTGCTGCAATATAAGTTGACTTAACATCAGATCCAGCAACTCTAATTGCTGAGAATACTGTATCCTCTAAGACTACAATTGCATCATGATCAACAGTTTTTGCAACTGTGTTATTAACTATAAAAGTCCCTTGTTGTGCTGTTAGCACGCTGTTAGCTATTGCCATTTTTTATTTATTTTAAGTTGTTATATCTCCAGCTAAATACCATTCGTTTGTGCCTCTCTTTATCAATGTTGCCAATCCATATTGAGCAGCAATCTTTGTCTTGCCTCCAGATGATCTCAATGTAACTCCTACAGCTGCAGTCACAGTTGTTTGACCGGCACCATATTGAGCAATCAAGATCTGAGTTCCTATTGGAAAAGGCACAACAGTATTGGTTGGTATTGTCAATGTGTTGGCTCCAGCTAAGTTCATCTCAACAAGTCTTGATGCATCTGTTGGATCCAAAATATAATTACTTGTCTGAGTATTAAATTTAACCTCTGTCACAACAGTGCCAGTTCCATTTGGTCTGATTACAACATCACCATTTGAAGCACTTGTTATTGTGTTGCCATTTACATCAAGATTACCTCCAAGCTGTGGAGATGTGTCAAGACTCAGCTCATTAATCTCTGATCCAGTTACTTTCCTTGACACATAAGATGGTCCACTCACTTGAGCTATCTCAATCAAATCTGTGCTTGCAATCTTGCTTGCCTTCGCTGTTAAGTCTGATATTTTAACTCCCATTATCTATGGATTTATGAATCTAATTTGACCATCTTCTGTCAACCTTGTTTGACTATCTTCTGTGAATCTTGCATCTGGATCTGTATATGGATCATATGGTGGAGTCACAATTGTTGTCTGGATACCTTCTCCTTCTATTATGCGAATCAGTTCGACAACTGTTGAGGTATTCTTTCCACTCTGATAATCACTAACTTTGAGCAACCTATATACAACTCCATCAATGTTGATTAAGTTTCTGAAATCAAGGCTGTTGATATCCGATGGTCTCAACATAACTGAGCAGCTGATTTGCTTTCCAAATCTTGATATCAATTCCTTGATAAACTTCTCATGATACAGATATAAGTTGTTGGTTGTGTAGGTTGTTGTGGACCAGAACACATAATTCGGAACACCAAAATTAAAATCAAATGATGGTGAATCAAGGCTGTTGAGGTGACCAACATAAGGATATGAAAGCTCAGCACTTGGAGATCCATTCTCTGATCTATGAGTCCAATCTCCAGTTCTTAATCCTCCAAGCTGCACAATGAATGGCTTGCCTTTTTTCTTTTCAACCACACTGGTCCCATCTTCATTGAACTTAACCTGGAATGATCTTGGCACAATCAAGTCAGTGAATGATCCTGGTGAATCTTCTGGAATGGCAGCCAATAATCTTTGAGAGAATGGCAGCTTGAATTCAGTATCATTGATTGCAAATTGACTTTGACTCTGAATCATGAATGATCCATATTGCTGTTTGATATCTTCAAAATATCTGTTATTCCAATAGTCATCCTCTTGCTCAAAATTGAACTTGTAATTCTTTGAACTAAAATTAATTGTTGGCTCAATCTTAATCTCTTTGCTCCTGTCTAATTTTTCACTCCAATCAATTGCATCACCGCTGGCATTATAAAAATCAGCTAATGGCTCAATCTCAAGAATGGTTGCATCTGCATTGCTTGGCTTGACATATAAGTTGAATGCAGTTACCAATCCTTTAAAGAATTGATCACAAGTCATGTCTGGAAGGAATGCGTCCAGATAAACTGTGCCTCCTGCTGTCAATGATTGTGCTTGTTTTAATATATCCAGATTTGCTGTATTGCTGACAACTTGAATTGTTGTTGTTGCACTTGTTATGTTTAATCTTTGAATGGTTGTATTGTCCAGAAAGAATCCAAGCTTGAATGTGATCTCATCATTTATCAATGCGTTTATTTGCCTTGAGTAATCAAAGCTAAATGTCAATGATGTTGTTGCTGATGTGATTGCACCATTATAAATAACATCTTGAGATATTGGAATATTATTTTTATAAATAACCAATCTGACTTGATAAGCTCCATTCACTGTATATGCACCAGATCCATTTCCAGATATTGTAATATCAAGATCATGATCACCATAATAGTTGATATTGAATAATCCATCAGATGCTGCAATCCATTTCAATGGTGCAGTTGACTGAATCTGACTGAGATTATCTTGAATGGTTGTGCAATCATAATTATCAGCAAAGCTCTGATTGAATGTATTCAAATATCCGGATGGATTTCCTTGCTCTTGAGTTGTTAAAAAATTAGTGTTGAATATAAATCCGCCAGTATTATTTTGCTCTTCTGTAAATGAACTATCATTATCAGCTTGAGCATCAGTAATGGTTGGAAGATCTCCACCAGGATATGCAAGCAATAGCTTTTTGAATAACTGACTCTCAAGGAACTGACTGCTCCATGTTATTCCACAATAAGCAAATGCCTTCTCTAATATCTCATAACAGAATACTTGAGGAGGTATGTGCTCAACTCCAAAGGTGGATGGAGCTGGACGAGTAAACCCGTAATCAATCAAGCCGTAGTAATATCCTCGACCAGTCCATCCTTGTGAGTCTTGATTGCTGGATGGAGATCCATTCAACTGGATTATTCCATTCCATGTATCTTGCTGATCTGTTAATGTCAAGCTGTGATTGTATTCTGAGAAGCCAAGCTCATTAACCTTAATCTTTGCCAACCTTGAGATGTAATCAATTGTATCACTCACAAGAGTAATCTCAAAGGACCAGATTCCATCAAGTAATTTGCAGCTCATCAACTGAGCAACACCATTGAACTCAAGCAATCCATTCTGGTAGTATTGTGCCTCTGCCTTGATGCTTGGATCAAAGTCAACAAAATCAGATTCTGTGTCACTGATCTTTTCAGTTGCACTCAAGGTGAACACACTCAACATCAGAGATGTGTTGCTCTTTGTCCCTGGTAATGTGATGGTCTTTGACTTATTGCCCTTTCTTGCATTGAGATCCTTAATATCACTGATATTGAATGTCAATGGAAATGGAGCATCTTGATCTATGTCAACCAACCTCCCATTTATGAATAACTCTCCAGCCATTAGTTCAGTTGAGATCTATATGTGAATGTTCTATCTATGTTGATAGTCTCTTGAATCAGACCATCTCTTCTGCGTTGCTTCAATGTGTAGTTTGAATTCGTTACCTTAACTGGCTCAAACTCAGTTCCATTCTCTCTCTCAAGATATACCAATGGACTATCATACAAAGATTTAACCAACCATTGTTGAATGTCCTGGTTGATCCAATCAGAGTTCAATGTCAAAGTCTCAGTCTTAGTCTTGGCAAAGTTAATTGCTTGACCAGCATACAATGGATATGTGTAGCTTGTGCCATCCCATACTCCAGGATCTCTCTGATATCCATAGCTTTGAACATTTGCAGCTTCGGTTGAAACAAGACTGAATGTGAATGAATCAAATGATCCAAACTTATTCAACCAATGCAGTCTATATGTATCATATCTCTTGCATTCAGTATCCATGTAAATCTTGAATGTCTCTGTTTTAATTGTCCTTGGAATATCCCTTAAAAATATCTCATAGTAATAACATGTGTCAAAATTATTTTGAGTAATCGTTGTGTTGGCAATAATAACTTGAGGCCCAACATTAACAATGTTATATTCATCTGTACCAACAGAATATGAATCACTAACAATTGTTGATCCACTTATATCTTTCAATGCCACTATCATCTCAAGTGATGTGCCTTGACTGTTATAATATCCCAGATAGAAATTCTCATCATTACCACAAAGAGCTCTTTTTGATCTTGGAAAATATGTTAAGAATAAAGCATCATTAGTAAAGTTGAGATCATAATCTTGATAATCAAAAGCAATCCATTGTGGATATTCAAGAGCTGCATTGAAAGCACTAATACCAGAGCTGTTTGTTGATGAAGCTATTATAACAGCTGGTGGAGTTCCATATTTTTCATAGACTGTGATTGACACTGTTGGCATTGTAACTGGAGTCTCAATATCTGTTGATATTGGTGGATTGCTCAACACACTCTGCACAGCCTCAGATACATCGATACGGCCAAGAGTATTGAATTGCCTGAATACCTCTTGAGTCAATCTCAATTGTCCATCAATATAAACCTCAACAACAAAGCTGAAATTAGGTTGTGCAGTCTGATCACTGCTAAATGTGAACACCAAAGGATTGCCAGCTGATGCAATTAGTTGTGGCTCATCATATATGGTTATTGCCATGTTTCTGTATTTTTATCAAATTTAATTTCAAACATCAACCCGGTAATCTCAGCCAAGTCATTTGCTATCTTAGTCAACACCTCATCAGTGATGACATTGTCAGTGATTCTCTTTGGCTTTAATCCTCGTTGCTTGATGTTGGATGCAACAGCATACGCATGTGACATCTCAAGTCCTTTCCATTGACTGATCGCTGTTGCCATGTTATGAGATACACCAGGATAGTTGAATGAGAATTGACTACCATAGTTGTTGGTCCCAACAGCATTCACACCTTGATCCACAAATGGATAGTAATCATCAGCCTCTAATCTGAATGACAGCTGTCCAGTTGGAACTGGGATGATGGATGCTGCCAATCCTCCAGTATTGTTGGCAACTTTCTTTGTGTAATCTCTGAACTCTGTTGCAAGCTGATTGGATATCTCAATTAAGAATCTATCATATACGCTTGCTGGTTGCTCAGCATCATTGGCTGATATCCCAAAGTCATCAAGAAAATCAAGATCTGCCATTACTTAATATGCGTTGATGTTCTTTTTCATCCACTATCTTAAAGTAGTTCATCCAGAATAAAGTCTTTACATAAGGCTGTTGCGTAACTTTGTCCACACTGATTCCCATTTCTTTGGATAGTCTATGTAAGATAGTTGTCCAATTAAACCACTCCGAATCTTCTGGTCTTGAGCTATCTGCATCATCTCCATCTTCGCCCTCGCTGTCTGAATTCCTAAGATAGCCATCCTCCGCTTTTCTGATAAGTCCAAAAAAAAACTAAAGAAATTTAGAAACTCATCACCAGGGAAATGTTCCTTGAATAATTTATATCTATCCTCATTTGGATTCAGCACTCTACCTCTGTCATCCTCTTGGCAATACTCCATCCCTTTCTCAACATACATGATTGCAAGAGCTTGACATGGATCTTGGCTGATATCCTCAATCAGTTTTAAGTCAATGATCTGTCCAGTTGAAACGTGTCCAAAGTTTTTCTCAAATCTGAATTGCTTGCCTTCAATCTCAATGATCTCATTTGGCTCCTGGTAATTATAAGATGTTAATATCTGGAGCATGTGAGCAGATGCAGCTTGAATGCTGTTTACATCAGCTCGCTTGATTCTGTTGATTGACTCTCCAGAAAATAAACTTAGCAACTGACATTGGAAGATTAGAAACTGAGTGATGTCATCCTTCTGGTCCTTCATTGCCTCTGCCATCATCAGCCACTTGGCCATCTGATCTGGAGTGCATTGACTTATTGATGTCGGTAGTTTTATCTCAAGTTCTTTCATACTCTTAAAGCCATATACCTTCCTCTGTTGCTGTATTCCTTTCTGCAGTTCCAAGCCAATGCTGTTGAGATGACACCATCATCATGCAATCCAGCTGGCGCAGAATAAGTCACGTTCCTGGTATTTGGATTGTAAATATAAGAAAAATTCTCAAGCTCATCTATCAACCATTGTTCATTCACAATTGATATTGCTGATTGCTCAAATGCCACAGCAAGATCCTCAATGATGATCGGCTTTGTTTTGGAGGTAGTGACAAATGGATGAATCATATTCTTGCACCTGGTTGCCAGCATCTCAAAGAATACATCACCTTGATTATTGACCTCCACCAATGTGGTTGCATTGTATTGCTTAATCAGTGTTGCCACCTTATCAATGATCTTGCTCCACTCATCATGGCGCCATCTGTGAGCAGCAACCATCTGTCCATCCTGGTTGATGATTGTGAGCACAGTGTAATCATCAGCTCTGCCAATATCAAGACCAGCATACATCTTTGATGTCTTGGCTCCAGTGCCAATGCAATCAGATACATTCCTAAATATACCACTGGCATTATCAATGAACTCAGCCAGATACTCTTGCCGGAACACATAATCTGGTAGGGATCGCTTTCTCTCATCCAACTCCCTTGGATCAATCATTGGATTGTCATAGGATGTGAAATGAAAGTAAGCATATCTCTCATCATAGTTTGGCTGCATGCAAAGCTTATGGAAATGATTCCTCCCTTTTGGAGTTGATATAAAGATAATCTTCTTTCCTTTTACCAGAACTGTTGCACTCAAGACCTCATCCCAAAGCTCTGGTCTGGTGAATGCCATCTCATCAACAACCATGTAATCAAATGTATTACCTCGGATATTATCTGGTCTCTCTCCAGAGAAGAACTCAATTGTTGAGCCAAAGCCTGAGATCATCAAGTCTGATCTATTGAAAGTAAACAATCCACTGGCTGTGGTTGCCCTCTCCATTTCAGAGAATACTTTCTTGCCTTGCTTATAAACTGGAGTAACCCAAGCAATCTTGCAACCTTTGTCATTGATTGCCCACCAAAGTAATTGGTTGATGCCGAGCATTGTCTTGCCAAACTGCCTTCCTATGTTGAGAGCATAGTATTTTTCGTGACCATGGTTTATGGCATCATGAATGCTTCTTTGATTATCATGTGGCTTGTAGCCTTTGATTGTACTCATCACAACAAAGATAATGAAAAAACCCGCTAAGTGTGGGCGACCGTGTTTCACAATCCATTAACCATAGCGGGTGTATTAAAATGATCTGGCAACTGTTCAAATGGTAAGTACCCAGATACCTCATTCAAAATCAAACTTCTCTACATTACGAGTCTCAACTTGTTGACGATCATGCATGCCGAGTCTGTTCTTTGCATAGAAGATTCCTTTGCCTTCATTTCCCACAATGTCAATGGCTAAGCCTTTGAATAGGTTGTCTATTTTTTTGATAGTGTCAGATTTGAGTTGATCATCAGAATCCAACCATCTGTAATAAGTATCTCTTGAAATAGCTTTATCCTTTCTGACAATAGGAATCCAGATTCTAAGGAAATAGTCTATCGTTGGAATATGTCTATCTAACACCATTACAATATCTCCTTTATTAGATATCATTTCTTTCTTATGGTTAAGACACTCCTCAATATAGATATGAGCAAGTTCCTCCAGATGTATTATAAACTCATCGGAATATGCCATTGTTCTTAATATATATTATTGTTCGGTTATTTACAATATTTAACATAGAAAGTATATGGCACAACTTTAATCTTTGCAAGTATCCAGATGAGATGCTTGTATTTTTTAAAGTCATATTTATCAAAGAATCCTCGATCTCTTTTGTGTAG